AACGGTAAATAACCTGACTCCGTGAAACTCACTGCTTCTCAGAAGAAAGCCAGGAAGAAGCCTGGTGGTTCCAATGTAGGGAAATACAAGAAGGTTAAATCCTCTGATTTCTGTGGTCCTGCTGGTGGTGCACCTTCTGGAAGTTACCCCGTGAATACCCTTTCCAGAGGAAGGTCTGCATTAAAGCTAGCACACAATGCACCAAGCCCTTCTGGTATTAAAAGCTGTGTATATAATAAATACCCGGAATTGAGAGAGAAATAATGGCATGGATTAATGGACAATGGGTAGATGAAGATGAGCTTCAGGGTATGCTGTATCAGAACCCTTTGGCTTCTCTTGGGCGGTCTGCCTTTACTGGTCCTTTAAGCACATTAACTCAACAAGCTACTGGTGTAGGAGGTATGTTAAAAGCACAGCATCTAAGCAACCAATTTGACAATTCAGCACTGTCTCAGATCCGGCGAGAGGCTACACCACAAAGTACATTAACAGGAGAACAGGCGAGGATCAGGAATCTCATCGAAACGCTTGGTGATCCTAGCTCAGAAGTTAGTGACGATCCTACTGCTACTCCTAGAGTAGATCCCAACATAATTACTGGCCCTCGTAACGATCCTTTCGCGCAAAATATTGATATGTCCAGATGGGATATGCTGCCAGACCCAACTTCGGCTGGCACACATTCTGTGATGCCAAATGTGGAAGTAAACCAACCTATTACTACTGGGCTTATACCTGCTGGTGGCGGTGGTTTTTTAAAAGACTGGGTAGACAAGATAGATGATGCTAGGACAATAGGCGGAGGTAAGGTGGGAGTTAATAAACAGGGAGTTACTTTCACAGTACCAACAGGACTAAGATCAGTTGTTACTGGTGGTCCTACAGTAGATGCTCCACCACCCGATCTTATAGCGGCAAAGAAACAAGCAGACGAACAGGCAATGTTAGCCAGAGCAGCGCAGTCTTTCCCTGGTGCTGAACCAGACTATAGCCAGATGGCCCAAGATTGGGGAGACCCAACTATGATGTTAGAACCTACTGATCCTACTGGTGGCGCAATACCCGATGATTACATGGCTACTGTGCTATCTAATGCTAATATGGATAATTTATATGCTGGGTTGGGTACGGGCTGGGACCAAACCGATGCCAGTGGTATTTACGGTACAGCAACATATGTTGGTGATGCAGCGAAAACAGGAGGGGCAAGTGGCAGCTGGACATCTGCGGCCAGTGCCGGGTGGCCTCGCACCACTGCAGCACAGATAAACGCTGCGATGCGCCAGTCGGATGCGAGTGCTATTGATTTGCCTAGCGCTATTGACCTTGGGCTACACATGATTCCAACAGACCCTACGAGTGAAAAGCCAATAGGTACAGACTATGATGTAGGGGCAGGGCTAGGCCGTTATCTTGACGACCCAAGTAGGATAGGAGATATTGCTACAGATATAGCCAATACAGTTCGGAGTGGTGTTACGTGGGGGCCTGACGATATTAAAGATCTAGATCTTTCTGCCCATGACCAAAGGGTTGTGAATTCATTAATAGGTCATGTAGATCTAGGTGATATGGGCGAGTATTCTTATGGTAATACATCGCCAACTACAAGTGTCACGGACCTACCTGGAATGGGGTTTGCTCCAGGAGTTACCATTGAAGAGCAGTCTACATTCCAACCTAATACATACGCATTTGACCCTACGAAAGATCATATTGAGCAGCCAGACGAGGGTATTCAAGTAGCACCTACGCATACTTTAGGTAGTAAGTGGAAAGATGAGGTGGTAGATGCAATTACTGTACCAACCAAAACTACACTTAGTTGGGTAGACACGCCAACTCCAACCAAAACTAAACGTACTAAAGCTGTAACTCGACAAGAAGATAATCGTATTCGCCAAGAAGCTAAGAAAGCAGCAGATCAGCAGAGAAAGGATGATTTGGCAGCTCAGAAGAGGGCGGAAGACGCGCAACGAACTTACGATAGGTTGAAGGCAGCAGCAGCAGATCAAGCAGCACAAGCAGCAGCAAATGCACAGGCACAAGCTATACAAGCACAGTTAGCCTATGCTGCAATGAAACTTCAACTTATGCAGGGTCGTGATCGTGGAGAACCTTCGCCCAGGGAGATTGAACGGGCAATGGAAAAGGCAACACAGGTTGATACGTTTGGGCAAATGACTCGGGATGCAGCAGACAGGGCATCCGTTGGTATTGATGCTAGTGGAAAGTATAGTGGTGGGCCATCCTAATGACAATCCTACAAGACAAATTCATTGAACACTATACACTGACTGGTAATGCTACCAAGGCAGCGATAGAGGCTGGCTATTCAGAGAAGACAGCAAAGGTTAAGGGATCACAATTAAAGGCGCAGTTTAACAATGAGATACGAGAAGCAACACAGAGGATCTTACAGGACAAGATTCCAGCAGGGCTACACTGGCTTGCTGAACTTGCTGAAAAGGCTGAATCCGAGTCGGTCAGATTGGGTGCTGTCCGTGACCTACTGGACAGAGCTGGACTTAAACCCATTGAAAGAATCGAAACCACTACAATCGAAGCCATGTCCAACGAGGAAATCCAGAGGGAATTAGATGCCCTCCTCAAACATTAGAGCACTAGAGCTTTTAAAGGAGTTAAAGCAGCGAGAGCGCTTTAATAGGGTTGATGCTTACGACCCCTACCCTTATCAGCTAAAGTTCCATAAGAGTGGCTCAGAGGCCAACCAGAGGCTTCTCATGGCTGCTAACCGCATAGGTAAGTCCTACTGTGGCAGCATGGAGCTTTCATACCACCTGACTGGGTTATATCCAGAGTGGTGGGAAGGCAGGGTGTACCACCAACCAATAACTGCATGGGCTGGTGGAGTGTCAAATGAGACAACAAGAGACATTGTGCAGTTTGAGCTATTGGGTTCCCCAGATGACCCTGATGCCTTTGGGTCCGGTACTATACCGAAAAACTATATAACAAAAACCGAAAGGAAACCAGGAGTCCCTAACGCCAAATCGGTAGCCCTAATCAGGCACGTTAGCGGTGGGAACTCTTCTTTATTCTTTAAAGCCTACGAGATGGGTGTAGAGAAGTGGCAGGGTAGATCAGTTGATTGTATTTGGCTGGACGAAGAACCCTCTAGGGAGATATACTCCCAGGCAGTAACCCGTACTCTTGACAGACAAGGCATGGTATACATGACCTTTACACCAGAACACGGGATGACTGAGACAGTTGCATCCTTCATGAACAACCTTCAGGACGGTCAGTCTTTGGTAAATGCGACATGGGATGACGCATCTGAGAAAGTAGAGACATTCAAAGGCAGTAGAGGGCATTTAAACGAGTCAGTAATGCACCAGATACTGTCCTCTTATTCACCCCATGAGAGAGAAATGAGGAGATATGGCAGACCATCCATTGGATCTGGCCTTGTCTTCCCAGTACAGGACGAGAAAATAATCATTGATCCTATAGCTATACCGGATCATTGGCCCAGAATATCTGGGATAGACTTTGGATTTGACCATCCTACGGCAGTGGTGTGGGCAGCGTGGGACAAAGATGAAGACGAACTATATATATATGACTGTTATAGGCAGTCTAAAGCTACCCCAGCGGTTCACGCACAGGCTGTACGCAATAGGCCCAGCTTTATCCCCATTGCTTGGCCCCATGACGGCAATAGACGAGATTCTATGGGTAATCCTGGTCTAGCCGAACAGTACAGAACATTGGGTTGTAATATGTTACTGGACCACTTCACCAATCCCCCAGCATTGGGAGAGAAGAAAGGTGGTAACTCAGTAGAAGAGGGACTAATGGATATACTCCAGTACATGGAGAATGGTAAATTCCATGTGTTCTCTACGCTTTCTGACTGGTTTGAAGAGTTCAGAATGTACCACAGAAAGGCGGGAAAGGTGATCCCATTCAAGGATGACCTAATGAGTGCAACACGCTATGCAATACTATCTAGAAGATTTGCAATTTCAGGGAGTGATCCAGAATGGACAAAGGAAATAAAGTATAAGAATTATGGCATCATCTAAAATAACTGAAGAAGAGCTACTATCAAGAATCCAGGGTGAGATAACCGATGCTCTAGGGTATAGTGATACTATATCCGAGCAAAGGACGAAGGCTATGGATTACTACTATGGGTTACCTTTTGGTAACGAGGTAGATGGTAGAAGCCAGTATGTAGACTCTAGTGTAATGGATACAATAGAATGGATCAAACCCTCTTTAATGAGAGTGTTTGCATCTGGCGAGGAGATGGTTAGATTCAATCCTGTGGGACCAGAGGATATAGAGACTGCTGAACAGGCTACGGATTATGTAAATTATATTTTCGCTAGGGATAACCCAGGATGGGAAATCCTGTACACCTGGTTTACTGACGCACTCCTACAGAAGAATGGTATTGTCAAATGCTGGTGGGACGAGACAGAGGAGTGGAACAGGGAAGAATATAATAATCTTGAGGAGATGGAGTTCACTGTTCTCCTTGAAGACGATGATGTAGAGGTTCTTGAACATACTGCCTATGAAGAGAATGGTGGAACCTACCATGACGTAGTTATCTCTAGGAGAGCTGGTAAGGGCAGAGTTAAGATTGAAAATGTTACACCGGATGAGTTCCTAATATCGAGGGAATCCAAATCTATTGAGGATGCTAGCTTTGTATGCCAAAGAGTTATGAAGACAGTTTCCCAACTTAGGGAAATGGGTTATGACTTTGATGTTGATGAGCTAGGTAGTGGTGATGACATGATTGAGTATTCAGCAGAAAGGTTGAGCAGGTATGCTTACGATGACTCTGCTGGATTTCCAGGATTCAACAACTCTGAACCAGAAGAGGCTCTAAGAAAGTTTTGGTTATTTGAGAGTTTTATAAGAACTGATTATGATGGGGATGGTATTGCAGAACTTAGAAAAGTATGTTCTATAGGGGATAAGGTTCTAGCCAATGAACCCATAGATAGGATTCCCTTTGTAAGTATCACGCCAATAAAGATTCCGCATAAGTTCTTTGGTTTATCTATTGCTGATCTTGTTATGGATATTCAGCTAATTAAGAGTACCCTCATGAGAAATCTCATGGACAACATGTACAGCCAGAACTTTGGTAGGTATGCTGTTCTTGAAGGTCAAGCAAACTTAGATGATCTCTTGACACAAAGACCAGGGGGAGTAGTAAGAGTCAAGTCACCTAACGCAATCATGCCTTTGGCAACACCGCAGTTAGAGCAGTCATCCTTTGAGATGCTTGGTTACCTTGACCAACTGAGAGAATCCAGGAGTGGTGTAAACAAGTATAGCCAGGGGCTAAACGATAATGCTTTAACATCTCATACTACAGCCACTGCTGTTAATGCAACCATGACCGCAGCACAGTCTAGGGTAGAATTAATTGCGAGACAGTTTGCAGAGACTGGTGTTAAGGAACTGATGAAAAATATCTACGAGTTAGTTCTTAAGAACCAGGACAAAGAAAGAGTTATCATGCTTAGAAACAAATGGGTTCCTGTCAGACCTGACATGTGGAAGGAAGAATATAATTGTACTGTAGCAGTTGGAATAGGGAATGGTAACAGAGATCAACAGCTTATGCACCTCACGACAATGCTTTCATTTGCCGGAGATGCCATGAGAGGTGGACTCAAGATAGTCAATGAAAAGAATATGTATAACATGGGAGCAGCACTCGTAAAGAATATGGGCTTTCAGAATATTGATGATTTCCTGACTGACCCAGATACAGTACCACCACAGCCTGATCCCAAAGAACAATTAGAACAAGCAGAGATGCAACTGAAACATAAAGAATTAGAAATTAAATCTGCTGACATTCAACTTAAACAACAGAAACTTCAACAGGAAGCTGCAAAAGATTCTGTTGATACTCAGTTAAAAGTAGCTGAACTTCAATTAGAGGCCGAACAAGGGAGGGCAGTAGCAATAGGATAACTATGGATAATTCAGAAAGAGAGTTAAGGGCTAAGAACCTTCTCGAAAACGAACTTTTTAAGGAAGCATTCGAAGTATTAAAAAATGAATTACTAAGTCAGTGGGAACAGAGTGGTTCCCAAAACTCAGACCAGAGAGAATCTATCTGGTTAGCCGTAAGGCTGCTAGAAAAGATAAGAGGCCATATATCGTCAATCGTGGAAACGGGACACATGGCTAAAATTCTTGATAAGCAACATCCTTATATTTAGGAGATTATTATGGTGGACAATCGAACAGACCCACAAATTGTAGGTGAATTAGCGCAAGACCCAGGAAGTGTACTGACAGCGCAAGAAGCATTACTTGGACTATTGGACTCTCAGGAGAACCCAGAGAAAGAGGAAGCTAAACCGTCTGAAGAAGTTACGGAAGACGTTGAACAGGATAAAACTGAAGAGGTAGAGGAAACTGATGAAGCTGAAGAAGCCGAAGAAGAAGATGCTGCTGATGATACAGATGAATCTGAAGAATCCGAGGAACAAGAAGCTGAAGATGAGGAGGTCGAAGAAACCGCTCTCTATACTGTAAAAGTAAACGGAGAAGATGTA